ATGAGCAGATTTTTCATTACCAAGCATGGATGGAATGGAATGATTTGCGAAGAGAACAAAAAATTATCACCTTACACCAATGGCACTACCTTAATACAGTTGCTGACTGCTGGATTATGTATTACAAACGCTGCAAAGAACTTTACGAAAGGGCAAACAAATGAGCAAAGACCCGGCATTCTTATTTTACTCTTCTGATTTCTTAACTGGAACAGCACTGATGAGTGATGAGCAGATTGGTAAATATATTAAACTGTTATGCTACCAACACCAAAAAGGACACCTCACAGAACGTGATATGTTAAAGATATGTTCAACACATGATGAAGATATATTCTGCAAGTTTGAAAAAGATGAAAACGGCTTATACTACAATGCAAGATTACAGCAGGAAGTTGAGAAACGTAAGGCATATAGTGAGAGTAGAAGACAGAACAGAATAAAAAAAGATATGAATAACATATCTAATTCATATGATAAACATATGGAAAATGAAAATGAAAATGTAATTGTAAATAGAAATAGTATTAAGAATAAGAAGAATTTAGGAAAAAAAGAAGAAACGATTTATCGCAGTTTTGCTCATTTGAAAATGACAACTGCCGAATTTGATAAGTTGATTGCCGATGGGTGGGAAAAAGAACAGATTGATGAAACGCTGGACAATATCCAGAATTATGCAAAAAATAAAGATTACGTTTATCTATATTTGACCGCTCGGAAGTGGTTAGCAAAACAACCCAAAAAAGGACTTCTGCCTAAACACTTAAAAAACTTCGTATGCTGACCTACTCATTTCACAATATCGAAATCCCTGCTGGCAAGACATCAGGAGAAGTTCAAACACTTTGTCCGCAGTGCAGCCACACAAGGAAAAAGAAAACAGACAAATGCCTTTCAGTCAACTTGGATAAGAAAGCATGGTATTGTCAGCACTGCCAGTGGAAAGGTGCAATCATTGACCGCCCAGAAGTAATTAAATACGAAGTGCCTGAATGGAAAAACAACACCACGCTATCCGACAAGGTGCTGAAATGGTTTGAGGGCAGACGCATCACAGCAGCCACACTCAACAAGATGCAAATCACAGAGCAAATTGAGTGGATGCCAGTTGTAAACAAGGAAGTAAACTGCATCTGTTTTAATTACTTTGAAGAGGGCAAACTAAAAAACACAAAGTACAGGGATGGGGCTAAACATTTTAAGATGCACAAAGGGGCAGAACTTATCCCGTACAATATCGACTGCCTGCAAAATGCAAAACAAGTTTGGATAGTAGAGGGTGAAATGGATGCGCTGTCTTTAATCGAAGCCGGAATTGAAAACGTGATAAGTGTGCCAAATGGAGCGCAGCCAAATCTTACTTTCTTTGACCGCTTTATGCCGATGTTTGACCACATCGAAAAGATACACATTGCGGTTGACAATGATGCACCGGGCATTGAGCTGCGTAATGCTATTGCAGAACGGTTTGGAAAGGATAAATGCGATTATATTGTTTTCCCTGACTGCAAAGATGCAAATGAATATCTGCTGTTAAACGGTGCATTTGCCTTGCGTGATGCTGCAAATAACGCAACAGAATTCCCAATGGTCGGAGTGTTCAGCATTACCGATTACCTGCCCGAAATTGAAAATCTTTACAACTACGGATTACCAGAAGGATGCGGAACGGGTATGTCCGGATTTGACAGCTTGCTGAAATTCCACAAGGGCTATTTGACAACCATTACAGGCGTACCCGGTCACGGTAAATCGGACTTTTTAGACCACATCCTTATCAAGTTACTGCAAAAGCATGGATGGAAAGGTGCGTTTTATTCTCCTGAAAACCGCCCAGTGGAGTTGCACATCAGCAAGTTGATGCGTAAAATCACACAGCGACCATTTCAAGGTCACAATCGCATGAACCAAGAGGAAGTTTACGAAGCCCTATTGCTGCTGGAAAACAACATCTATTTTGTTAAGCCGGAAAAGGATTTCACACTGGACAGTATTTTGTCAAAGGTTGCAGAACTTAAAAACCGCAGAAACATTGATTGGTTTGTGATTGATGCGTGGAACAAATTGGAACATCAGTATAGCGAAAGCGAAACCAAATACATCGGTCAGTCGCTGGATAAGATTGTCAATTTTTGTGAGAGATATAACGTGCATTGCTTTTTGGTAGCACACCCACGTAAAATACAAAAAAAGGATGGCGGCATCTATGAAGTTCCCACACTTTACGACATCGCAGGTTCCGCAAACTTTTTCAATAAGACCGACAACGGTATAACCGTTTATCGCAACTTTCAAAACAATAGTGTGGAAGTCCACGTGCAGAAAGTAAAATTTAGCCATTGGGGTGCGGTTGGTACACAGCTATTTCAATACGATGTGCCAACCGGATTATATAAAGAAATAAATTAAAAAACAAAATATGAAACAAGAAACAAGACCAGAACTTTACAATGACCACTTCCAAAATTACAAGAGGTACAACACACCAAAAGCGCAGCTAATTATTGCGGACATCCCATACAATTTAGGGAACAATGCCTATGCAAGTAATCCAGCATGGTATGTTGATGGAGACAATTCAAATGGCGAAAGCGACAAGGCAGGGAAAGAATTTTTTGATACAGATAAAGACTTCCGCATTACTGAATTTTTGCACTTTTGCTCAACAATGTTAATCAAAGAACCAAAAGAAACAGGGAAAGCACCTTGTATGATAGTTTTTTGCGAATTTGAGCAGCAATTTGAACTAATACAAAAGGCAAAAAAATATGGACTAAACCGATATATTAATCTTGTGTTTCGTAAAAATTTTAGCGCACAAGTATTAAAAGCTAATATGCGGATAGTTGGTAATTGCGAATATGGAGTTTTATTATACCGTGATAAATTGCCAAAGTTTAACAACAATGGAAAAATGATTTTTAACTGCTTTGATTGGGTTCGTGATAATGACACGCCAAAAGTACACCCGACACAAAAGCCAGTTAAGTTACTTGAAAACCTGATACAAATTTTTACTGACCCGGGCGATGTGGTTATTGACCCGTGCGCTGGAAGTGGAAGTACATTATTGGCTGCTACACAATGCAATCGCAGGGCTTATGGATTTGAGATTAAAAAGAACTTTTACAAAGAGGCAAAAGAAAAAGTATTAAAAAACATTCAACGTAAATTATTTTAACATGAGAGCAAAAATAAAAATACCTAAAACAAACAGCCGCACCACTTTTCGCATGAGCGAGGTTGCACAGCTCAAAGAAACAATCGAACACCAGCGCATCAGGATTGCAGAACTTGAACGCATGCTCCGGATGAACATGGAGCAACAAGACGCAGCAATTAAAGCCGCACACCTTGCTGTTCGGTCGGCATACGCTGACTATCTGCCGAGCCACACCACGCACTCCACCCGTAAACGTGAGGTGCTGGAACCACGCCAAATTTTCATGTGGTTAATACGCAATAAGACCAGCATATCACTTAAACAAATCGGGCGGTTATGCGGTGGCCGTGACCATAGCACCGTAATACACGCTTGCCGATTGGTAGATGACTATGCAGCAACTGACCGCAGATATGCTGCCCGGTTGGAAACAATAAAAAATAACTTTGAGTTGTTTATAAATGAGGTTTAATTTTGTATATTTGCATTATGGAACAACAGGAACAAACAGCAGTAGAATGGTTGCAGGAATGCTTGAATTTGCATTTAACTCATGAACAAAAAATGCAATTTGAGGGATTATTTCAACAAGCCAAAGAAATGGAATTGCAACAGCTTGATGATTATTATCACGGTGGATGGGCAGACGCACGAACCGCTATTTTACACTCATGAAAATCATCAATCCTTTCAAACCCCACGTGGTTGAACTGCCCGATGGTGGCTATGCCATCCGGTTGTATCGGTTATATTCACCCCAATTCCTTACTGAATTTGGAACATACACCGATTGCGTGGAAAACTTGATGCTATTCCGCACCCATTTTGATGCCGTAATGCATCTGGATATCCTAATATACAAACGTAAACAATTAAACAAAGCAAAAGCAATATGATAGTAATTGACATCTGCCTTTCCGATGTTCCAAAGGAACTCATAACAGAGGGCAAAAACGGTAAAAAGTACCTGAAACTGGTGCTGAACGAACGCAAAAGCGAGGGCAAGTTTGGCGAAACCCACACGCTACAATTAAGCCAAACGAAAGAGCAGCGAGAGGCAAAGACACCGCCAGTTTATGTGGGTAGTGGAAAGGCATACAGCTTTACCCAGAAAACTGCCCAGAAAACAACTGCTGATGAACCGGCAAAGTATGACACGAATGATCTGCCGTTTTGATGAGAGACAAAATTGAAACTACCTGCGACAGCATTAAACAACTGCTGATTGATAAGAACGCCAAGTATGGCAATTCTGCACTGAACCCGGTGAGAGTTTTCTCAAAGGCCGACAATCAGGAGCAGTTGCTTGTCCGTATAGATGACAAGTTAAGCCGCATTGCGAGGGGTGCCGGCATGGATGGGGTGGATGAAGATACCCTGAATGATTTAATCGGATATTTGATTTTATTAAAGATAGCAAAAAATGACACACGAAGAGAAAAGGCAGCATTTTCAGGATTGTAAACAAAAAGGCGATGTTATGGCGGTGGTAAAGTTCTGCGAGGAAATTGCCAGTTACGCCACGATAATAAAAGCCCTCAACACACCGGGCAAGTACAAAAGCAAAAAGGAACAGCAGATTATTGATGTGGCCTATCAATACGTGAACAGCCGTGCGCGAGGAGTTGTATACCACGATAGTTTACTGGAAAGCTGAGATGATGTCCTTTGACATCGTGCCAAATGCGGAAGCAGACCGGGTAATTGCAAGGTATCGCAAAAAGGGATACCATGCGGAGATTTACAGTAAAGAGTTGATTGTAAACATTGCAAAAAAAAATATTGAAAAAAGTTTGCAGATATAAAAAACTATACTATATTTGCACCATACAAATCAATCAAATATGAAACACGATTTAGAACACAGAACCAAGCACGGCAGGGTTTCGACCTGCGAGTATGAGTTTTATTACTCATCATTTACCGACATTGTCAGCTTTACAGGCAAATGGAGCAATCTTAACGAGACCGAGAGGTTTGCCATTCCTGCTGAAAAGATTGATGAACTGATTGCATTTTTGCAAGAGGCCAAATTTATGTACGAATTAGGACTTGAAAAGGAGGGTGTCAGCTATGAATAATATCCTAACCGCACCCATTCTGCCAAATGAGATTGAATGGCGTGTGCAAAGTCAAACCAGCACAGGCAAATTGATTGTGGTGCCTTACATCAACAACCGTTGTGTTATGCATCGCTTTGATGCTGCATTCGGGCCGGAGAATTGGACATCGGAATTTAGGGAAATCAGCAATGGTTTTCTTTGTCGCCTGACCGTGACCGTAAACAAGCGCGAAGTGTACCGCGAAGATGGTGCAAGCAAGACAAACATAGAGCCTGAAAAAGGTGGCATTAGTGATGCAATGAAACGTGCTGCGGTGCAGTTCGGGTTGGGCAGGTGCCTATACGATTATCCCCGTGTGTTCATCGAATGTGATGGCAAGTTCATCCCGGATTGGGCTTATGATAAACTGGATAAGCTTGTCATTTGGATAAACGATGGAAAATGTAACCGTGACACAATAATTTTAAAGCCATGATAAATCAGGAATTACAAGACGAATACAACGCAATGTCTCTACCGATTGAGGCGTTGCTTGATGCCGGAGACATCGATGCTGCAAAAGCCTACGTAATGAAGATGGCTTATCACGCAGAGCATTACGAAATCACCGACCTAACCGCATACATGGCAATCAACCACATCCGCAGGGAATTAATTGACCGCAATATGCTTGAAGCTATGCAACCGGAATGGGGCAAGGCAGAGAAGATTGTAAACTTAATGCACAAACAAGAACAAGACCGCATACAAGGCTGGTTCAATGGCCGTAAAATCCCATCACCATACAAATGAAAAAGAGAGAAACACCCAAAAGTATTGAAAGGCAGTTGCAAATTTGCCAACTGTTCGGAAAAACCGCCGAGTTGAAAGAAGCCGAGCCATACGATTACGCAAATCAACCTGATGACCTGCCCAGTGTGGAGCATTGGTATAAGGTGCGAGATTGTTATCTTTACCAACAGGAACGCCTATCCCAACCGGGGTAGGCTTTTTTATAACCTATCGGGTATAATACCATTAAGTTACACCCTATCGGGTATGAAAGACATCGGAATAATCCTTTATTTACTGCCTATTCTGCTGGCTTTTGTGGATTTTATTACACATAAACAATAAAACTACTTTTATATGCAGATGGTGAAAGAAACCAAACGCATCAGCCGGAACATCCACGCTGTATATTGCGACAAACAAATCAACCTGCTTCTTATGAGTGATTTGCACTGGGATAATCCGAAGTGTGACAGGGATTTACTCAAAAATCACCTTGATGAAGCGGTAAAAAGGGGTTGTAAAATAATTTTAAACGGGGATACTTTTTGTATGATGCAAGGCAAGTACGACCCAAGACGCTCAAAGAAAGATATCCGGCCTGAGCATAACAAAGCAAACTACATCGATGCGGTTATTCAGGATGCTGTTGAATGGTTCGCACCATACAAAGACCATATTCTTTTAGTTGGATATGGCAACCACGAAACGGCAATACTAAAGGCATTGGAAACTGACCCGATACAGCGGTTTGTTGACCTATTCAACACCACACACGGGGCAAATGTTTACGCTGGCGGTTATGGTGGTGTGGTAGATTTTAAATTCAACCTAACCGAACACGGTCACAGGCGCAAATGGACGCTACGTTATTATCACGGCTACGGTGGTGGGGGTGCTGTTACAAAGGGTGTCATTCAAGACCAACGATTTATGGCATCAATGGAGGGTTACGATTGCATTTGGCAGGGTCACGTGCATGAACTTTACCACCATATTAACCCGGTTGAGGTATATGATAGCCATCAAAAGAAAATAAAGGCTCGCAACGTACACCAAATAAGAACAAGCACCTACAAAGAGGAGTATGAAGATGGATTTGGTGGGTTTCACATTGAAAGGGGCAGACCACCCAAACCGCTCGGCAGTATGTGGCTGACACTGACCGCCAATTTAAGAGACAGCGAAGTAACGCCTGAGTTCACCTTTTGTCAGCAGTTCTATGTTTAAGATACCGCTATGCTTGGAAGTAATTGCAGCAAACGAGCAAGCTGAGATGCTGGAAGATATGGGAATATCGGTCAACGATGACCCGTATAATGACCCAACATTTTTGGTTTGCTTTTATAAGATAGACGCAATCATGCCGGATGAACGCAACACTAAATCAAAACCACTTACCTGCGTGGTGTGTGGTGAGTTGGTTTATCTGTGCAAAATAGACATGGGAACCCTTGTGGATAGGATTGCTGCGGTTAGTCAATAAGGGTGAAATCAATCACCTGACCGGGGTTAAACCGCTTTATTATTTCAAACCAATCTTTGTCAGGTACCGTTTGGCATCCTGCTGAGTGTTTGTTCACCCAGTTACCGATACCACCCTTGTGAAAGTTTATGCCAAATAGTCCGTGTTGCTTGTTCATCTTGTCCACGTTTCTGTCTTTGTTGCTATCGCGGTGAATTGTGATTGGTAAAATCTGCATGAAGTAAGGTGCGCCCAACCAAAGTGTTTTCCAGTTTGATGATGTCACAAATCTGTGTGAGCCGATGACTTGCTGTGGAACTGCAACAGCTGTGCCAGTAATGCCACCAACGGTAAAAGGGTTATAAATGTAGAAATCCCCTGCGGTTGTAGATGCAGGCGCAACGTACACAATTCTGCCAGCTTTATAACACACAACAAAATCATCATATTTGTTTGAAAATATCTGGTCAGTGCGTAGCCATACCAACCCATCAACAGGCATCCGATATTCACGCTTTCTTATTTCGCCTTTAATATAGCTATCCAATACGGTCAGTGTTTGCGGCCCGATTATGCCATCGGTTTTGAGCATTGCCCCTTTGCTGTTGAGATATGTTTGCAGATTTTTCATTGTAGTAGAGTTTTATCCTTTGATTTTATTTCCTGCACGAATACCATTGCAGGCTTCCCTATACGCTCCCACGCTTTCCGAGCATCCGCATCCGTGCGGTAAATAATCGGTTTAATCACCGCATTAAGTTCGGCAGAGGGATGCCATTGTGCATCACGGCAGTAGTAAAATTCATGCAATCCTTGCAATTTTATCAGGGTAAACATACCACGAATTTACTTTGCAACCGTGACCAATCCAAATATCACGGCAAGGCTTCGCCAAAAATTAGCCTTTTTACGCTGTTTTTTTACCTCGTTAGCACAATTACTCAATAAATCTTTTTGAGCGTCTCTAATGGTCTCTAAATGCGATATAACGCTATCCTGATAAATTACCACCTGACCCTGATTTGCAATGATGAGGCTATCCCCAAAAACAATCTCTTTCATTAGGGCGTTTTCGGAGAGCAGATTTGCAATGCCGGAAGTGTCACCAATGAGTGCTTCAACGGTCAGCGTATCGTGTATATACTTTGTCCTGATTTCGCGCAGGGTTTTTATCTTAACCGCCCGTGAATTTAACAAGGTCAGGTATTCAGCTTTGATGCTGTCAATCTCTGCCTTGTATTTATCCACCTTGCCCTGCATAGTGTCTATATTTTGCCGTGTTTCGATTGGTGACGAACAAGCGCGAGTGCCAAGCATAAGCAGGCAAAAGCAACAAACAATAATAATTCCATACGCAATCCTCATTCCTCTGCGAAAAAGTTAGTAACGAATTTACCGATTGCGCCCAGCACACCGCACAACAGCATCAGTTTGGGATGGTCTAAGTTCAACCCGGCAACAAACAAAGATGCAGCCGCAATGCTGTCACCTAAAACCCGGAAACGCTTGGGTGTTGGTTCAAAGTAATTCTTCAACTTCATCTTCCTTGCCCCACGTACGGTTTGCTGGACTTGTGTTTGTTGGCTGACTTCGTGTGCCTGCCCAATCTCTTTTTGGGTTTCGGTTGCCATTTGCTTATCTCCTTACTTTTTGCCATTGCTTAAAAACTTATAAATACCTATGCACGATACAATCAATGCTGCTGTGAAAGATAAAAATTGAACAATGGGGAGCAGTTTTGCTGCTGCACCTGCCAACCACAATAACCAACTACCCACTATTGTTTCATTCAAGTTTTTCATATCGGAAAGGGCGGTGCAGGTTTCGGCTTGTAAGGGATAAGCGGAACATTTTTCAGCCATTCAAAATCAGGGTTGACGCACTGGCTTATCTCCTCAACAGAAATCACCCATTTATCGTCAGCATCCTGAATAGGGTTGAAAAAGCTGTCAGCCATGTACCACTGGCCAATTAAGCTGTCTTTGTCTTCTACGGTCAGCACACCAACATAGGTGCTGTATTGTTCCGGGGTTATGTCTTTTAAGGTTATCATACGTTTCTATTTAATGATGTTTGATATGCTTGTACGGCTGTGTATAGGTTAGCGGCTTCGGTGTCGGTTAAGCCGTCACCGATGGATGCAAAGGCACATTCATTAGTAGAGTAATCAGAAACACCACCTGTTGTGTTTGTCGCTCCAATTACTATTTTTACATTATTTGGAGAGTTGCTCGTTTCTGCAGCCGTAAAAACACTTGTGTTATTTCTATATCCCTTAAATTGGCTTGATGCAATTCTTGATATTGAAAATAATCCCCTTGTATCAGTAGGTGTATATGATGTTGATGGATTTTGCGAATTGCACCGTGTTCTCATTTGATTAGAGTTTAGCCCAAAACTAATTGCAATGTGTAATCCCTCAAATGGTGGATTAGTTTTTACAGAGCCGATGTTAAAACCATCACCTATTGATTGTGTGCGTGAATAAAAAGATAGATGTGCGCTATTTTGGCTAATTGATGTAGCTGGAGTTAAAAAAGTATCACCATATCCGTTTGTTCCGTTTGGTTTTGCCCCAGTGCTGCTGTGTGTCCAACCACCCGAAAACACTAACCTAAATGCCGCATTGAGGTCACGTGGGTCACGTAAATTCCATTTATGGCTCGACGAGGTTCCTCCCACAAACGGCCAGATGGCTTTCATTTTTGACCATATGCCGTAGCCTTTTAAGTCGGTTACGAGAGTATTAATGGCTGATTGCTGCGTGGCATCGGTAATTCCAGCAGCCGTAATGAATGCCTGTGCATCGGCATCTGTTGGAACACCTGCCGATACAAAACTTTGAACACCTATGCCGCGCCTAATCATACGTTGTATGCTACAATTGAACCACTTGTCAGCGTGATGCTGCTGATGTACTTGCCCTCTTGAACGCTGATAAATGTTCCTTGTTTCAAGGTTACACCAGTCAGTCCGATTGTGGTCATCAATGATGCACTATTCTCATCAAGGCAGGCAGAAACAACCGCATCTGCATTCACCACGAAACCCTGAAAACGGCCAGTGTTTGCAGATGTGTTGCTGATAACTTTGCAGCCAGTGAAGCCGCTGATAAATTCTAAAGATGTACTCATTTTATTCTATGTTAGGAAATGTTAAATTGTTATTAGGGGTATCGCAATAATCACGGAGGTTACTGCAATGAAATTCAATGACACAAGCCACACCGCTAACGATGTCAGTTTGTGCATCATAAAACGGGGTTATGCTGTCAGCTATTACCCATGTTCCGGCTATGTTGCCACGATAAACATAGCGCAGCATTGAGTAAATGTCCAGCATGACTGTATGCATATCGGATATGCGTTCCACAGCATCGGTAAAATCTTCCCGGTGGCGGTCAGCAATGGCAACGGCAAAACGATAAATCACCTTGTCAACGGTCACCTGCGAGCCGTCAGGAAAAATCCGCATCAACGGATAAAGTTGCTCACCGTTTGTGTTGATGTTTGGCTCAACATTAACGATGGTCGCTTTTATCTGCTTGTGATTTTGCCCTGCTTTTGTCAGTGCTGCCAGTAGTTGGTTTATCGTTACCACTTAAAAATACTTTTAATTTGTTTTCGTTTTTTATTCTTACCTTGTTCATCTAAAAAAACCACGTAAAAATTTATATTCTTCATCCTCACCGAGCATAAAACCGCCAAAAATAGCCTGATCCTGTGGGTTGATTACGTCTATACCGGATGCAGGTGTCTTATATTCGGGGAATAAATCCATGTTTTCACACAGATATAGGCGCAAACGCTCCCCATAATACTCCGCTTTCTGCTGATAACGCTGCTCAATCATGCGTAATTGGTCAACATCAATGGCATTTGCGTTCTCTGCCCCCCTTGTCGCCACCGATTTGTTCATCATTTTGAACGTCATTGGTAGCATACTATCCGTTACAACGTAGTGATAAAGGCAAGGAGCGATGTATTTGTTGACAAGTGTCAGGTAATCGCCACCCAATCCGGCCCCGTTGATGTCATCACACAGCTTGTCATAAAGGGTTGAACCCAAAATATCACGGATGTAGATGTCCTGTGCTGTCCGCATTGCTGTTTGTAACAGCTTGCTGTCTACGTTTTCATCGATTGGGGTGTTTTTCTTAACATCCTGCTCGCTTATAAAAAATGCAAATGTTGCCATTATCCTTTTCTCCTTACTACTCTT